TAAATATTTACACATTATCTTCTAAAATGTCTTGGTCGCCATTTGTTACAAACATAAGTATCTTTGACACCTTTAGTTCGATAGACTCCACAAAAAAAATGTCTTTGACTAAATAATCCACAGCTACCACAGCTTCCCTCTCCTCTTTTTGCTGGTCTAAAATCCTGTGGCATTTGATATGGAATAAACTCTCCATTAGGATAGAAATTAGATCTTTTCATATTGTAATCATCATATAAATTGATAACAACACCAACAATCCTAAACTTGTAAATATAATAATAAATAAACTATACACGCCCTTGTCCTCTATAACGCATTTTTTTTTTGGATCTTCCTTTTCTTTTAGATTTATTCATAGTTTTGACTTTAGAACTTTTACTAATTCTTCCTATTGAAGTACCTTTATGTTTTTTTTCATAGACAATAGTTTGTCCAAAAACATTACCCTTTTTCTTTGCCATCTATTTCTTCTGCCTGTGCTTCTATGATTAATGGTAAAGGTTCAGTAGTATTAGTATTATGTATCCGGTCTGTCATGTTTAAGTATTGCTTGCTTAGCCATATCATAAGCTTATCGTTACCTTTCATGGCTTTTTCATACATTCTTTTTCTTAAACTAGCTTTACCTTTGTTTTTATTTACTTCAATTAAATCGGCATATCTTCTTTGTAATGTTCTTGCAGATATTCCTAAGATTGACGCAATTTCTTCTTGTGTGCAATTTATTTGACTAAGATTTGCTAATACTTTTTCATCTATAGGTTTTTGTGGTCTGCCTAATTGTTTCTTATTTTCTGCCTTATTAATGTCGCTTTTCATAATTGATTCTTATACCTCATTTCCATAACAATCCCAACCCTCTACTCGTTGTCTAGCAAACAGTTCTATTCTTGGTAAATCTCCACAAAGTTCTACAATTCTATTTCTTATATCGTCAGGTTTCTTACTGTGTTGTTCTAATCTACTTACTATTAATTGTCTTACAGATTTAGATATTCTTTTTGGTTTTCCTTTAGTTGCTAATAAACATTGTTCAGGGTTGCATCTAGTGTAATAACCCATTCCTGTAAAATAACCATCAGATTTTTTATTTTGTTTAACCCAAGTAAAAGCTACTGTTTTATATTTAAAACCCCACCTTTTAATAGTTTCCAAAGCTTCAGGAAGCATTGAGTCAATAGCCCATATAAATAAGATACAATCATCATCAGTAATTGAACTAACAGGTAAATTGTAAATATCATTAACATCAAGGCAATTATAATGCTGTAAAGCAGATCGTTTAGTACCTTTATCAGAATATGTTTTGAAATGCCAAGCTGGATCTGCATAAATAATGTTATATTTTTTATTTGGTAATGGTATCAAAGTTTTACCTTATCCATACTTACAATACAACTTTTTGGATATACATTAACATCACCAAATACTTCTTCCTTATCATCGTGTGAAGCAAATGTTTTAATAAATTTTTTATCTTTACTAAATATGTATGCTTGTGAAACCATAATACTTGGTTCAAATTTTTTAAGTTCGTCTGATGTATGCCAACCACTATCTCCTGTAGGGTCAGCAAACTTTATACTATAAAAATAATATTTTTTGTTGGCTATTTTTATATGCCTAAATTTTGCCTTTTTTCTGACCATTTAATGTTTACTTTTATCAATTGATTCTAATACTGCCTTGTAATACTCTAACTGTGTTTTAAGTATCGTATTTTCTACTTTTAAAGCAATTATCCTTTTTCTACAATATTTAAAAATTCGCAGTATTGCTATCATTTATACTCTTTGATTGGTTCGTTTTTCCATTTATGTTTAAGATATTTTTTTCCATTCTTTTCTAAAATTATATGTTCACCCCAATCACCTATTTTTTTATACCCACTATTAACACCCTTGTCTTTGCTTGACCTAGTATTTAGTAATTGTTTATTAGTATGTTCAGTTAGTCCTTGTTGCGATATGTGGTTCGTATGTGATTGTTCTTTGTCAACATATTGAAATTTATCGTAATTTACAATAGAAATTAGAGTAACTTTTCTGTTCTTGTGATCGGCTGTGGGTTGCAACTGGGCGACCCTTGTGGTTATCATTCCTCTACGCACAAGCCTTAGTATGAAAGTTCGCATTTCAGAGTAAGTCATTTTAAATCTTTTAGCATTTACTCTTAAAGGCATAATCATTTCACCTCTACGAACAAATATAGTATTATCTAAAAATCTTAAATTTTTATCCTGATGACTAGCAGAACTTATCATATATATCCAACAAGAAGCTTGAAGTAAGTTTTTAAACACAGGATGTTGCCAAATGTTACGATAACAAATAAAGTAACCTGATTTTCTACTCATTATCTTTCCTTAAAAAATGCTTGTTATTATATCCCACTCCTCAATCCTCTCTCTTACTTGTTTTGCTAATTGTTCTTCAGTACCATACTTTTCAATAAATGCTTTTTTACCTAGATGAATTGATATTTTGCCGTACCGGTGATGTTTAGGACATAAAGGCAAGATTTTATCGTGATCTCTCAATCCAAGTCCTGTATGATTTCTTATGTGATGTATTTCGGCTTCTGAATAAATATTATCTTTATGACAGGCAACACAACCATATCTTACCATTTTATCCATCATATCTCTCTGCTCTTTAGTTGGTCTTTTCTTTGCCACAATATTACATCTTTATTATATTTAGATTTAGTTCTTTTACCTGAGTCTATTACTAAATCAATTTTTTTAAGTTCGTTTATTCTAGCACATATTGAAGATAAAGGTTGACCTAAACTATCTGCTATTTGTTCATTAG